AAAAGTCTGACATGCAACTTGCCATCTTGTTTAGTATGTGTATGTATACCTTCAACAAAAGATGATAGGTATGTATCAACAGCAGATAGTCTGCGAACCTTAGACAGAAACGATACTGCGTCCGTCATGCCTTTACCACGTGCCGCCCTCTCTAATATCTCAAGGTTGCCTTTGCTTGTACTAAATCCATTTGCACTAGCCCACTTAGCATTAGGTGGCATAAACTTTAGGCCAGCTACCTTATCCGTAGGTTTGTATAGATAACCACTAGATGCACAAGTAACACACTTGTTAGGTTTGGCAAAAGGTGTACCATCTTTCTTTGTCTTCCGAATGTATCCAGTGCCACGACAATCAGAACACTGCTCTGCATATGTTTTATATACACGTTCTGTTTGAGTTCGTATCAACTCTTTGAAAGGTGAGTCTTTCATATATGGTTCAATAGAATTTGACCATGTGTTCTTATCCTTTACCTTACGGCTATAAATAACCCAAGACAATTGCTCTGGACTATTAAGATTAATAGGTGTGTCACCCATAATCTCCCGAACATGCTCTTGTAGGTTGTCAATAAGTTGACGCTTCTCTTGTTCAAATTCTTGACGCACCTCATCTAGCTTGCTCAAGTCAACAGCAAACCCACGTTGATATATACGTGCCAAGCATACCGCCACCTGATTAGTTAAATCAACTGTGCCACGTAAGCCAGCATCGTCTATACTATTCAGCCTTAGAATTAGTTTGTTTGCCAACTGTTGGGTGGCCTGTAGATCAGCAACAAGATACTCACACAGTTCATCATGTGGAATATCTTTTACACTGTATCCCTTCTTGAAATATTCTTTAAGCGTGTCTTGTTTTTGTGTATCTAATGCATAGCGTTCAGCACATGCTTCAAGAGATAGAGGCTCTTTTACCCCACGTTGTAATACATACTCTGCCAGCATTGTATCAAAAACCGGGCCATCATACTTGAAACCGGATTCCCATAACCACAATAAATCATATGCTGCGTTGTGACAGATAAGAACAGTAGTGGCATCTAGGAACTCTTGTATTAGTACATGTCCACCATCATCTGCCTCTACCTCACTGTGGTCAATAGTTACAACTCTTTCCACCCCTTGGTCTGTAAGCATACCAACCATTACCAAACTATTGTTTGATTCAAATGGATCAAGGTGCATCTTGCCATCACGTTGCGTGACAGTATTTTCTACATCAAGTGTTAGCTTCATTATACTTCATACCTTCCTATTGTATAGTTGAGATTACAACCTATGCGACCATGCCAACCAGACAATTTGTTTTTTACTACGTTAATGTGGCGTTGTGTATCCTCTTCGTCCTTTCCACCTTCCACTACAGGATTCTTTGCAATCAGGATCATAAGGTCTGCTTCTGCGGCCTTGCCAGTTCGTGAACCTTCCATCATACTTTGATTCAATATCGTCTTGCCTTCTGCCTCTGCACTTAGTTGGGACATATAAAATACAGCGCAACCATACTGCTTGGCAATCATCCTAGCATAGATGGCATTAGCCTTTAGTGCTTCGTCTGGGCGTGAATACCCTGACATCGTAGCAAACTTATCCCCCATATCAAGCACAACAATATCAGGATTATATGATTTACATACACTTTCTACCCAAGCCATGTCCCTGCCCGTAGAATCCTTGATACGAATCTTATCATACACAGGACGATATAAATCCCTTGCAGTGGACGGGTCATTCTTTACATCCCACATTGTAAGACCTGTTGCTGCTGTAAGATAACGTGCGGCCACACGATGGTAGCTTTCTTCATTACACAGTACAATACAGTTGGCACCTTGCTGGGCAAACCCGCCCGGCCCTGCAATCAAGCTGGCATGGAATGATGTCTTACCTGTATTGGGTCTAGCACCTACCTCAATCAAGTGTCCATCATTTACACCCTCAACCTTGCGCACAAGAGTTGGGATATTAAATGTCCATCTCGCTTCCAAATCATTCTTGGAGATAATAGTATCAATGGATATGTCATCCCATTCAATTTTTAGCTTGGGCGTAAAGTCTTCACCATACTTTTCAAGAAGCTGTTGTAAAGGCTCTAGGCTGGACTTGTCACCATTCACATAGTCAAACCCCAACTCTGCAATCTCTGCCCCCACAACCTGCTGAAACAGGCGAGAAAGCACCTCTCCTGCTACATCACTACCTAATGGGTCAGTGCGGTGTATGGTCTTAAACAAACCATTGTATGACTCACGTTGGGCTGGTGTAATAGATGGGTTACTTGATATGAACAGGGCTTGTACTTCTTCTGGGGTGACAGTCCTATTATATCTATCCATTGCAATGTCAACTGCTTTTTTAATCTTACGCACATCTGCGCTGAACAATTTATCTGGGCATCTTGCACCCCGATTGTTTTCATAGAAGTCTTTGTTCATCAGACTTCGTACAAGTGATAATTCCATAAGTTCCACTATGTTGCTCCTAACTGTTTTAGTTTTTCTATGTCTGTCGGGTTGCCGTACTTCAAGTCTTTTTCAAGGCGCAACACCTTTACCTTGGGTATGTGGCTACGTAATTCTGTAGCCATTGCTATAGTCTTTGGTAACACATCGGGGTCTAAGGCAACGATAGTTGCTGAGAACTGTGTAAGATATTGCTTATGTTCTTCAAGCAAAGTAGTACCTAGTAGTGCGACCCCGACAAATTTCTCACCACCAACTACTGCAGCACTCACACAGTCCTCAACAACCACGGCGACATCACCCTGACCACTGGTATAGGGGAGACTAGAAGACCCATACCTTCGCCATTTGGGGAGTCGCTTTGTCAACGCCCGACCAGTAGCGTCAACAATCTTGTTATCATGTACGACAGGAAATACAACTCTGTCTTCCTTTACATCGTAATGCAAACCTAATTTATTTACATCCAAACCCCATCTAGCACACCACCTGTTCATGTACAGATTACTACGCTTCACGATAAACTTTGGTAATTCAAACTCTATTTCTTTTTGTATTTGTTTAGCTTTCATATTCTTTATATCATCAGGTGTCATACCTATACGCTTGCCACCACTGACAGCACAAGATGCCTTGTAACAATTCCACACAATGTTACCACCAATATTAGATACAGTAAAAGTTTTGTATCCTTTACAAGATGGACAGTTAATTCTAACTGACTCACCTACATATACTGTTATGTTATTTACTGTATCATATATATTGTTATACATTATATATAATCCTTTTCTTGTTTGGCATCTGATGTGCTTTTACCATGTGATGTTCTTTTTGTCAAGGCATAATTTGCTGCGTCATAGGTATTTTTTATATATGGTTGGACCGACTGGGGGTTAGCATGTCCTGTAACCGACATAATCTGTCCTATTCCTACACCAGCTTGAACCATTTCTGTTGTACCAGTTCGCCTCAAGTCTGACAGTCTAAGTGTATCTGGTAAACCTGCACTGCGAATTAGTGTACGTCCATGCTTTGACATCTTATACTTAGTATAGGGTTCATACTTACCGCCAATAGCATTGGGGCGTGGGGCAATGTAATCTTGAAAACCAAAGTCTGCATGTTGCTGTTCAAGCATCTCCAACAATTCATCAGACACGGGCAAATACACTTCCGCCCTACGCTTTGACTGTAAGATATGTACACGCTTGTGTTCAAAGTCTACACTGTCCCACTTTAGTAGGCGCATATCGCCAACACGCTGACACCATTCATATGCCATCTGTGCAATCAACCCAAGGTTGCGTGTTTCAAACTCGCTGTAAGCAAAGTCTAGTAGTTTGACTACATCATCCTTTGACCACAATGTAGAACGAACCTGTGGTTTACGCCTACGTACAGCATTGAATGGATTACTACCTACCATCTCCATGCGTAAACCATGGTTGTACAGAACTCTAGCTATTGCCATTGTCTTGTTGGCAAAGTGTATGCCTCTGTCACACCATATGTTATACGCAAGTTTACATATTTTGCTAGTCAGTTTTTTGACATCCACTTGTCGAAGGTATCGTCCCTCCACCCTAGTGTCCAAAACTTGACCGATTAAATATTTATAATCAGATTTAGTTTCATCTCGTAAGTCCTTGTATTCATAGGAAGAATAGTAATCATCCACCATTTCTTTGAAGCTAATCATAGCCCAAACGCCAGCAAGATTATCATCCCAACTACTGCAATAATAATGTCCATATAATTTCTCCTAATCGCATGTACTGTAACGTGACATGACAGCAGTATATCTGCCAGTGTCAGGGTCATGTGTTGTCTTAGCAACACGAGTGCCATACCCCAAAGGGTGATACTCTGTTAAGTACCACTCGATTTGCTCATTCAAATCTTCCTTAGAGAAGGCAGATATTGTTTCTTCTATATTTCTAGGCATTGTTGATTCCTTTCATCCAGCCGGGCATGTCTCGGCCTTTATTATATCTTGCGAACCTAGACTTGTCTGCAATATAAAAGTTTCGGTAAGACTTTATAGGCCAGTGTTCGCCTGTCTTTAAGTCGTCCATGCCACTAAAACATTCTGGATGCCTAGTAACATGGTTGATAGTATCAGTAGGAAGAAACTTTTTGCCATTAGATAACGCCATAAAATGTTTACTAGCACCATGTGTTTTATCATAACGATAAGTATATTCTTCCAGCATTGCAGCATACAAATTAAAAGCATACACGTAGTTAGCTTGGCTACGCATTGCCCATAATGTACATGGATGCTTTTGATGTACTGGCTTATATAGGTTATACTTTTCTGCATACTCTGGTGCATGATGCCATAAACTTGTACATAACATCTGCGATTCTTCCAATGGCATCTTGACAATGTGTTGATCACATAGTTGTTGTGCTATTGCTTTAGGGTGATGGTCAATCAAAAACCTGTTCATTATTTACTCCTGTAATAATTACATCTTTAGTTGCGTTCTTCATAGTGTGGCCTGTACCCGCACCAATATCTAATTGTTTTACGTGACCTTCCAATATGACAACCTCTCCAACTATATCGTGTATAGCCCACGCTTTCATATGTTCTGCGTGTCCGGAGATAGCATCATCTATTGTTTCACCTTGTATATATTCTACTCTACTAAGTGGATCATCTATGAGTGATTCATATCTGCCATATGCTGTATAGACTGCTGTATATTTATTCATGCTCACCCCCTTTGCCTCTGCCCAAACTACCAAAATACTGTGGCCTACGCTTGGCTGTTTCAAATACCCCTGCCGTAATAAACACACCAGCTATCAACAGGGCGTGTGCTACGGCACTGACACCAAAGACAGTGACAGACCCGACAGACATACCAAAGATAATACACCACATCCATGCCAATAATTGCGTGACCATGTGCCGTGTGTTTGTGTCAGGTATGTGACGCAGTGGGTTGTACCTGTTGTCCATGATTAGTTTATATATGTTACTCATAGTTATTCTCCCAGCGTTTCTTGGCTAGTTCAACTGCCGCATTGTGCATTTTCTCTGGAGATATATATGCTTTCCAGCTTTGGTGCTGATGCACTAACTGCTCATATGCATCTTCATACAAACGTTCAAGGATAGCTTCGTTCTGTTGATTACTCATCACATGGCTCCATACTGTAAAATACATAATCACCCCAAGAAATGTGGGGTACATCCGGTTTGGCATTCTTCTTGCCTACGTAAGTAAACGTACAACCTTGCTCATACTTAACGTCAACGTCAGCAATAAACTCTGCGTTATCCTCTGCGAACAAAGCAAACGCTGTAACAAATAATATTTCAATCATGCTATTTTCTCCTAGTTGTTTACTACATTATCGTCATAGTGATAAAACATTTCCTTCACTTTGTCAAGGTTAATCTTAAACCACTCATTGCGGCGTTCACTTGCATACTGTTCTAGTGTGCGGTGCATGATAGTTTCAGCCTTGCTCCGGTTGGCTGACTGAAACGTACACACAATCTCATAATCCCGAAAAGGTGATGAGGTTTGGTAGCCATTTAGTCTATCCTCTGCAATGGTTGCGCACCCAATCTTTACCCAATCCGGCCACGCCTTGTTGATGATGGCATAAACCTCACCCTCTGGCACACTGTCAATCTGTTGATGTGACCATGCATCGTCCAAACTTTTGTATCGCCCCGGCTTATGCAATGGGTGTGACTTAGGAATATACTTCCCATTTACAAACATCCTTGTCGTGTTTTTCTTAGCATGGCCTGCGATCCTCTCACGTATCTTTTGATTAGGACGGGTGTACCACCACTCACCATCCTCAAAGAATATTTTACCACGCTTCACATAAGTTTGATCAATCATCATTTTGCTCCTCATCCTCTAAAATGTAATCTCTATAAAATTGTGGATTACCTTCATAATCTTTTTTAGGCACAAACTTCATTACTCTTTTTATCAAATACTGAAGTCCTTCTAACTTACCTACATCAGAAATATATAAGTCATTACACTCATGGATTGTACTAAGTAAATCCTTTAAGTCATTGTGTGCCTGTAAAAATTGTAGTCTATCTTCATGTGTTATGTATTGCATTTTATTTATCCTCTACAAGTTCAGTTAGCATTTCCTCAATCCTACCCATGAGTACATTGATTGCAGTTCCAATGTGTCCTGTGTCGGTAGGTTTCATACGTGCTTCTAGTTGTCTCACCTCTTCAATCAAGGCAAGAATGTGTTGTTTATATTTTTGTCTATCCATAAGATTTATTCTCCTCTTGCATCATTTCACTAATATCAAACTCATCAGCTAACTCTGGGCGTACCTCACTGATACTCTCAATGTCATCAGTTGACCAGTCATCACCATCTACATACTCGCCAACATACATCCACCCTTCATCAAGGTATCGTGCATTTATCTCATAGCCCATGTCTGTCAGCTTGTCAAAGACAGGTATAGGCGGTGACCATGCAGTGTAGAAGGTCATGGACAATGTGTTAGCATCAATGCGAGTGCAGTGCGTCTCATAGATGTCCCACTTAGTACCCCAATTATCCAGCCGCCAGTCATACCAATCACCACCATCAAGCAAGGACTCGTTCATGGGGATGATGTGTTGCAGTAGTGAAGCATCGTCTGTGTTCATCACATTGTAGATGTCATCAATCTTCTGGCTGTCAGCGTGTGACAGGATTACTCTGTTATCTGTATGGTTAGGCATCTTGGTTCTCCTCAAATTTACAACGTGTTGTGTAGTAAGCCATTAGCATTGCGGCAATTTCTGGGAATGATTCCCAATCAACAGGTCTGCCACCTAATTGCATCTCAATCTCTGAGTCCATTGCAACTAGCATGGCGTTGACTTGTTTCGGTGGTAAGTTAAGTGTTATCATTATCAATCTCCTCTACATCTACTTCTGTGTGGTAATCACCATCGTCATCTAATAATGCAACAACATCAGTATCAATCCAGTCGTGGTCAAACATACGTTGTTCAAACCCTTGCAGCATTAGTCTACTTTCTTCACTCCATACTCTGCGCTTTTCCATAATTTAATCCATCCTTGTAATAAAATGTTTACCATCTTCAGTAGGCAAGGCAATGATAGCATAAGGGTAGAAGTATACTGTTCCATCTTTGGTATCCATCTTGCCCACATATTCTAAATCATCATCTTCTTCATGAAGACTTTTGTATGAACCATCTTTTAATACTTCTCCACCAAAGCAATACAGTTTACCAAATCCATAGCGTTCTGTCATATATTGCACAATGTCATCTTCGTCTAGCAAATTGTACTCAACTACCCAATGGGGTAGCAAGCCAAGTGACTCTACAAGATGTTCCTTTGGTGTGTCATAGTGTAGTGTGTTAAGTGTTAGCATTGTATTGTCTCCTTCATTCCATTAAATATATGTGATATTACATCAACTGTCCACCCATTGCCAAGCATTTTGTAGCGTTGTGTATTGCTGACATGGTTGGTGTACCCTTCCGGCACAGTTTGTAATCTCTCGCACTCAAGTGGCGTTAGCTTGCGCCATGTGGTATCGCTTGTCAATGTCTTGGGTTCACGATGCCCACCACCCATTGTAGTAAGACATGGTGCCTTGCCATCTGGATGATATACCCTGCGTATATTGTCATTACCGCGAATGTCGGCATCCCCTACATGACATAGACCATCCTTGCTGAACACTAGCTGTCGCCTGTGTTTCTCAAAGTATGACTTGAGATTGCCACCCTTGAAATAGTTAGCGTCAATACAGTGTGCCTTGTCTCTGTCTACATGACCATCCTCTAGTATATCTTTGAGCAGGATACCTTTGTCATCAGGTAACTTGTCCATCGGAATGTTTGTCCAGTAGTAGCGTTGCCTATTCTGTGCAGACACGATCCGACTGTTGATGAATATAGGTTCGACACCTAATGCATCAGTGATTACATCCATAGACTGCTGTTTCATCCGCACATTTTCCAAAAGAAAATATCTAGGCTTTAACTCTTTTAGCAGTCGAACAAACTCCCAGAACAATTTACTTCGGGGGTCATCGAAATTTAATCTTTTCCCAGCAAACGAAAATCCCTGACATGGACTGCCACCAATCAATAGGTCAATCTGTGGCAAGTCATCTGCCTTAACATCACGCACATCACCTAGATGCACCATGTCCGGATAGTTAACCTTCGCTACCTTGATAGCGTACTTGTCTATCTCGCTGGCGTAATACTTGTCAACTTGGAATCCTGATTTCTGTAGTGCGATCTGACCGCACGACATACCATCAAACAATGATAATACATTCATCTGTAAGCACCTCTCGCTAAGTTTAATCCTATCAGCACCCCATCAAGATGCTGTAACATCTCTCTTGCTGGCATACGCCATGCCATGATTGCATCATTTGCAGTCAATTCGTAGCCACCATATTCCGCCGCGAAATTCACATCAAGTGTAGCTGACTGTTCATCTGACCTTGCCATGCGTTCAAGCTGTCTGTTGACTGCTTCCAAACGCACCCTAATCATTCGCTTTGTAACTCGCATTTTATGCAACATCCTTTCCGAACCAACGCTTGGCGGTCATGTCATTGATAACATACTTAGTGCCAGACTTCATGTCTTGCACGATCCAAGGATTTTTCCTTGCCCTAGTCTTATATCCAACAAGTGAGAATGTCTTGCCCTGCTGGTTGGCAATCTTGGTTGTGTCTAGATCAGACAGGTTGGCGAAAGTTTCTAGGTCACGTTCTTCTGCTGACCCTGCACCTTGTTCACGCACCTCAACTTTGAAGGTAACTTGTGAGTCATCGAATGACGCATTCCCTGCGTGTATCTCATACCCCTCAATGCCATGCTCCTCAAAAATTTCATTAAGTTTGTTGCGTAGTATTTTTGCTGTTGCTTTATTCATAATTTAACATCCCATTTTCTGTCGTTGTAATTTGTTCACACGTTGTTGCTTACGCATAGCCGTAACAGGTTTTCTATGTTTAGTCAAGATAGATTTTACCTTTACTGGCTTGCGATAAGTGATGATCCTTTTCGGCATCCTTCTTATCCCTTTTCCTGTCGTACTTTTTCCGGTCACGATAAGCACCTGCCCTGCGTCTAGACAAAGCCTGTGCTTTCGCAACAGGATTAATACGAAATGATTTACGCAATGTTCTGGCGTGGGCAGAATTGACCACCCTTGTATTTTTTGCCATTGATTACAGTGCCACCTTGCTCAACACGTGATACCGCAAGTAAGGATTTAGTTACTCGCTTGCTTAACATAGTACCCTTGCGTCCATACCGATTAGTGATACGGCGAGCCTGTAGGTTTTCCACACCCACATGATTGCGAATGATACCTGATACGTTCTTAGTAAATACAGTCTTAAACATTTTTAGTCTCCTAATTAAAAGTTTTACAAAATCGCAGAATATATTCCGCTTGTCACATATTTATTAGAGCTATGACCAAACCCTATAACTAACCCAAACCCTATAGACCTGCGTTAGTAATTTCTATTTCATACCCTAGCTTTTCACTAATGTCAAGCACCTGATACCGATAAAATGTTTTGCGTCCACATAAATCCGCAAGAAACTGGGATTTGCTACACTTCGGGTAAAACCTAATCTCACCATAATTTTCTTTACGTTCAAAGAATAACTTATCCATTATAGCATGTCTCCCTGCCATTCATCTAATGCACAGTCAATCGCATCCATTGGTGATAGCCCATCTTCGTGAAAGTCACGCCACGTTAAGTCAGGCATATCGTGTATTCCAACGCCAATCTTTGCAGTGCAAATTCTATCACACTCTTTTACAAATTTATCAAAAGTCATTTCATTACCTCATATTGCTAATGCTTGCACATGGTACGCACTAACAGCGTCACCTGTTGGTAGTTTTTTGTTGGCACTGTTGCCAGCTACATAGTCGCACCATGTATCCCACCAATATTCAGCACCTTTTATCTGGCAAAATTCCACATATTTTTGTATCTTTTTCCGGCGCAATTCCGGCTTGGTTTTCTTGTCAAGTTTGGTGGCCGAAGCTGCCCAGCCTAACCTAGTTAAGTTGTGGCTATCCAAACAAGCTACATCGAAGCCCAAACATTGGGCGACAAAACTTGCTTTCACCATTCCAAGTGATGGCACCGTTGTGAGTAATTCCACTGCACCAACAACATCATCATTTTGTTTGCACTCTAATAATCCATCATAAATGGTGGACTTGTTATCTAATATAAATTGATAGCCGTTACGCTTGGCACTGAATAGATACTTGCTATCTGCACCAAGTTTACGAACATCCGAAAGCTGGTTGCCCACTGATTGTAGTGGTTGCTGTATTGTGCAAAGCACAAATGCAACAATATCCACTAGCCCATCAGGTGACGACCAACCATGCTTTGCCATTACTGGCATATCACGCTTGTACATCGTACTATCTCCTACCCTATTTGCTTTGGGTCACTGATTGGATTTACACGTTAGTCACCAATCTGAATATTTATCTTGCTACTAGGCTATCACCTAGCTTTGTATATTGTCAACACCTTATTTTACTTTTTGGCATAGGTCATATAATGCATTGCTTGGCGTACGCTTGGCGTAGCTACCCTTAATGTTTTGACATACTTTGCCTGAGTAATTTTCCCAATATCTAGCACGCATTGTACTAGTTTCTATTGTAAAAGCATGGTCAACACGATCAATTCTCGCTTGCTTTACACGTGCCAAAGCACGTTCTCGCTTACCTAGTCTAGCCATTGGGTTTACCTCTCGCACCAATTTGATTTTTCATTTTATATTCTATTCATATTTTCAGTCTTTAGTCAATCGAATTAAGCCCGCTGGCTACGTGATCCGCTAATAATCTGTATTCCAATCGCAAGGACTTGTTACCGTCATGTCGCTTTCTGTTTCTTCGATGGTTATATCATGCAATTAGAATGTGGCAAGAATAAGGCAACATAAAAAATAATCAGAATTTATTGGATACTTATAATATATAAAAAAAGATTATTGATAATGATTATCATTAGCGTATGTATTTGTTGGTTGGTGGTTAATGTTAGTCGGTACTAACTTTATGGGGTATATGTAAGATTATATGCATCGCCGTTATGTTTTTGCATTGTCTTTTTATATTCGGCATATCTTTATTGTAAGCTATGGCGTCAATTCATAGGATATACATTGACCTTATGCTGTTAACCTATTGAAAAGGCGGCGATTTTTATAGATTACCCTATCAATTATTTTAATTGGTGTCGTGAATAAGATATAAAGTGTCCCATTCGCGCCATATCGCGTTGACCCAAAGGGTACGGGCAGGGGGCAGACCCCCGGTATACGTACGTATATACATACAAATACACAGATCAGGGAATTTGATTGTTAACCACAAGGGTAACTCATCAACTAATATGCACAAGTAATGTGCAACAGTGCTTAAATAATAGGCAATTACTAAAATACGTGATGCTTTTAGTTAATTATGCTTGACACTGTTTTAGTCGTGTGGTATAACAGATATATAATAATACATTAGATGACTAACATTGATTAAAGTAACATTAAATGAAAAAACAAAAGATGTTAAAGACATCTAATGTAAACATTTAATACTACATCTAATACCCCCCATATGGACTAAATCTCGTATTCCTAGAAAAAGTAGTTGACAATGGCAAAAAAATATGTAAAACTATATACAGATAATGTACTTGAAGCATTTTATGATGCTATCAAGAATAACACACTAGATAAATTACACATACCTCACAGTGATGTGTTCTACGTACGTAAAGCAGTAGAAGCACATTATGGTCGTCCTTTTACACTTGAACACGTAGAGTGGGCTATGCGTAAGGAAGGATGGACAGACGATGTTGACAGCAATAGTAATGGTATGCAGTCTCGTAACAGAGGGTGATTGTATGAAGTTTACTGACAATAGAGGTCCGTATAAAACAGAAGCGGAATGTCTAGTACGTGTTGAGGAAATGATTTCTAGTATGAGTTCACTCCTGCCGCCTGTCCCTTCTCAAATTATGTACAAGTGTGAAGATATTACTAAAGGTGTACGAACATGAGTGTAGAATATCGTGGCACTACTTTCCCCGGTTATAACAAACCTATTAAGTCAAACCGTGAAGGTAAGAAGAAGATGGTTCTTGCCAAGGATGGTGACAAGATAAAACTAATTCACTTCGGTGCTACAGGCTATGGTCACAACTATAGCGCTGCAGCTCGTAAGTCATTTCGTGCTAGGCATAAGTGTGACACAGCTAATGATAAACTATCGGCACGGTACTGGGCATGTCGTACTCTATGGGGTGGAGCAGGTGGTAGTACAAAGTCTAGTCCCAAATCTAAAAAAGGAAAATACTAATGGCTAAAAATAAAGATGACGTAATGGTTGTGTCAATCGGTATTGGTTCTATGCCCAAGAGTAAGCTGAAGAAAATGAAGAAGGCTGAGATGGCAATGGGTGGTACAGCCAATGGTAAAAAGCATATGTATTCTGGTGGTGGTAATGTTACTGACAAGTTGCCAAACAAAGGTTTGCGTAAACTGGCCTCCACAGATAAAGGAAAACAAGCTGTACTTAAAATGGGATTTGACGTATAGCGGTGCATCCTGTAGAACAGGACATACGAAAGTGGTCCAAGGACTTTCTTGAAGTACCTAATTCAAAACTAAACGGTCTACCGCCTTGCCCCTATGCTAGAAAAGCATGGGCTGATGACAAGGTAGTGTTCAGTATTAATACTGGACTTGATGGACTGATAGAATCTATACGTACATTTGAAGTTCATAACTACGACATTGTAGTATGGGCTGAAGAAGATTTGCCAGACATGGAATACCTAGATGGTATATGTGATGGCATAAATGAGTTGGCATCTGTAGTTGGTATGGACTTACACTTGATGGTGTTCCATCCTGACTATGATGCTACAGAGGCTGGTCTTGATTTCCTTGTCGATGATGAGGTTACGGACGACAGCCTATCTTATTGTATGGTCTTTGTTCAGAAACTTTCTAAACTAGATGATGCAGCTTTATATCTGGAAAAGTCTAATTACTATGAACACTTTCCGGAAGACGTATATGACGCTTTAGTGATTGACAGAAGGAGATTAAGAAATGGCAATGGGCAAAGCAAAGATGGCTAAGAAGAAGAAGATGCGTGGCGGTGGTATGGCTCGTAAAAAGATGATGGGCGGTGGCATGGCTAAGATGGCTAAGAAGAAAAAAATGATGCGCGGCGGTATGGCAAAGAAGAAGTAATGCCATATGTTGCAAATTCAAAAATACATGGACTTGGTGTTTTTGCGGATAGGGACTATACTCAAGGAGATACAATTGAGTTGTGTCCTTATCTGGTTGCGGATTACACTGACTTTGGAGATGATTGCATCCTCCATGACTATATGTTACACACTCCTTATATCAATGAGGAACAGTATTACATTCCACTTGGGTACGCTATGGTGTATAACCACAGCGCAAGTCCAAACGCTGAGTGGGACATTGAAGAACAAGATGACCGCTTTGTTAAATTTTATGCGCTTAAAAAAATAAAGCAGGGCGAAGAAATACTTCACGACTACGGTGAAGAGTATTGGGAAAGCAGAGTATCTAAACAGGAGTAGGAGATGGCACGTGTCTCTAAAAAAGCCCCCACTAAAAAAGTCAAAGCCCCACAAGCTAGGGCGAAAAAGAAACAGACTGGAACGGTTAAACTTGCGGCGGGTGGTGCGCCAAAGAGCAAAAGTAGAGTTAATGAAGCTGGCAACTATACTAAGCCCGGAATGAGAAAGCGACAGTTTCAGCGTATCAAAGCTGGTAGCAAAGGTGGTGGTCCCGGTCAGTGGTCAGCAAGAAAAGCCCAAATGCTGGCGTCTGCTTACAAAAAAGCTGGTGGTGGATATAAGTCGTGACCGCACATGTATTCCTGCTTCTCGTTTACTTGGGAACCGGGGATGCACGTAGACTAGAAAGTGGCGATATGTACTTTCGTGATATAAACGATTGTAACTACTTTGCCTCTCGTGTTACTAAGAGATATGGTAACTATCAATACAGATACCTAGTAGACCCAAAAGATAGAGTAACTGCGTACTGTGTACCCAGATATGTAAACCCAGAGGATGTAAAACTTTATTAATGCCACCCCGTAATCATAAACAGTGGACTAAGACTCCCAGCATAGAACACATCAGTTCGCTTATATACTCTGACCAAGACCTATATGAACAAGAGATAGAAAAGATATTCTCTAAAGTGTGGGTTCCAATGTGTCACATTAGCGAGATGCGTAACGAAGGTAACTACAGAACAGCACAGATTGCTGGTCAAAATGTGATTGCAGTAAATACCAAAGATGGCGTTAAAGCGTATCATAATTATGGTTTTAATTTTCCCTCTGGTACAGTAGCTGCACCAATTGTAACAGTTGAACCACAACTACACTGCGAAGTAAAGCATGGCGGCATGGTCTGGGTAACACTTGACCCTAATCCTACCCAGAGTGTAGAAGAATGGACAGGCGGTGCTTTTGATTGTATTGCTGGTGCTATTGATGCTGAAGAACTAGAAGTATTCCACTACCACAAGGCAGTGATTGATACAAACTACAAACTGTGGCACGACACAAACTCTGAGTTCTACCACGACTTTATGCACTACCACAATCGTGTAACCGGATTCAACGATGCATACTTTGCTCGTAAGAACATACCATTCAACAATGGACACGTAAACGTATCTAGCTTTACAGTGCAATATGAAGAGTATGAAGGCTTTGAAGACAGAGGTGAATTGTCATTCCCTAACCTGCCACCAAATCAGTGGTACATGGTTGATCTGTTCCCCGGCTTCAACTTCAATCTTAGAGGCAGTGCCTACCGTAGCGATAGCGTAACCCCACTAGGACCAAACAAAGTATTGATTGAGTTCCGTGGATATGGCTTGAAGAGTGACAGTCCAGAAGACCGTGCTACTCGCATCGAACACCACAACTCTATTTGGGGACCTTTCGGGCGTAACCTACACGAAGACTTAATTGGCGTAGCTGGTCAAGGGACTACAATGCGTACTGGCACAGAACCACGCAACATCTTGCACGGACGACACGAAGGTGGCACAATCCACGATGAGGTGGGTATGCGTCACTACTACGCGGAATGGTCTAAGTGGATGGGCGTATCTGCACAAAACCCTGTAGAGGAACTAGCGGAAGAAGCTGCATAGATGGACCCGATTAGCGCAATGGCTACCGCATCGGCTGCTTTCGGTGCTATCAAGAAGGGAATGCAGGTAGGCCGTGACATCGAGTCTATGGCTGGTGACTTGTCTCGCTGGATGGGTGCGCTAAGTGATATTGACCAAGCGCAGAAGGAAGCCAAGAACCCGCCTATCTTCAAGAAGCTATTTAGTGGCGCAAGTATTGAAGAAGAAGCTATTACTGCTTTTGCTAATAAAGAGAAGGCAGCAGCGCAGCGATACGAACTACAGCAGTGGATTAGCCTGACTATGGGTAGGTCTAAATGGGATGACCTAGTTCGTATGGAAGGCCAGATACGCAAGCAGAGACAAGAAACACTGTATAAGCAGAGAGAACGCAGACGTAAGTTTGTAGAGATTGTAGCATGGATTGTTATGGTTGGATTAGCCTCTGCACTGCTTTATGCATTTGTTATGTTCCTTGTGTCTAAGCAAGCTAGGGCAGACGAGATAAAGTGGACTACATGCAGACTTGTTGACTATGAAAGAATTAAAGTAAAAGAAAACCCATACACAGAATATATCTGTACATACAGGGGTGCAAATAACACTATAGAGTCCATGACAATTAACGAGTTCTGTCCTCGTGAATATCAGTGTGTGTATAACCCCCGTGAAAAAGATGAACCCACATTGAAAGAAACACTGAAGTCAATTAGGGAAAAACTAAAATGAAAAAACCACAGCAGAGTTTAAAAAACTGGACAAAGCAGAAGTGGAGAACAAAGAGTGGGAAACCATCCAGTGAAACTGGTGAACGGTATTTACCGACAGCCGCTATCAAAAGTTTGTCGTCCAAGGAATATGCGGCTACAACCAAGGCTAAAAGGGAAGGTACACGTAAGGGCAAACAATTTGTTAAGCAACCAAAAAGTGTTGCGAAAAAGACAGCAAGATTCAGGAGAACGTAATGTTGAATCTATTAATAGGACCATTAGCTAATTTAGCAGGGAGTTGGATGGATGGCAAAGTTGAGCAAACAAAGGCAAAAGCAATTGCTAATGTTGCAAAAGCTAAAGC